CTTGACGCTCCATACCATCGCCCAAACGTTTTGCAAGTGCAAGTGCTTCCATGAACTTCTGGTTGTACAACTGCATCATGTCGGTTTCACCCTTCATGTATGTGTAAGCCTCAACCAAAGATGCGTACAACAACACGGAGTCAAAGTTATCGCCAAGCCATGTACGTTCGTTTGCCGCTACTGTAATCGACTCGGGGTAGAAATAGTAGTGCAGTTCGGTGTAGTAGCCTGAATCTGGTGTTGGGCCAAGAATAAACGTTAACTCGTCTGCGTTGTCTGAACGTGGGCCAAACAAGGCGTAGTAACGAGGCAAACCTGTTTCATTGGCTGTGGGGTACGCTTGACGAATAAAGTTAACGTCTTTGTTTAACAAGTACTCGTACGTACCGGTATTCAAGTCACCGCCCGTCACACCCGTAATGATGGCCAAAGAGTACACCGCCAGAAAGTCTGTAGGGCACTGAAGGTAGTTGTTGTTTGCCGTTACCTGCCCATACACGTTCTTGCGAATCGAGGGGAACTGAACCGAGTTATAAATACGCTGCTCAGACTGCGTAACGAACACGGGAAGATTAGCCACGAAATCTGCTTCCGTGTTCTCCGTGTATGCCTGTATTGCAGCGTAAAGCTCAGTCTTGGTCATAGTTATGCCATCGGGCCTCTGGCCATAGTTCCCTTAGTCGCCGCGCCGTTGCCACGGGTGACAATACCGGATGTCTTAGTGGTTTCGTTACCAGCGTTTTTGCTGATGTTGCCAATAGACATATTAACGGTGTCGGCTTTACTGCGGTTTGGGGGAATGCCGGGATTTGTAGAGGCGGGTTGATTGTTAATCTTGGCCATGTTATTTCCCCTGATTCTTAACTTTGGCCATACCGCGGCCATACTGCATCATCATCTCATTGGTCTTACCACCTTTGGCAAGCTTTGTAGGCGTTTTGCCGGGGTGCATGTTTCTCTCGTGCTTGCCGACAGCAGATTTAATCATCTTCATGTCTTGTGTCTTGTCTTTCATAACTAACTCCTAAGTAACTGTTACTGTAACTGTACCAACAAACGTCGTTGCCACCAAGTAGTTTGGCGTGAGAGCAACATCAAAATTACTCGACCCACCTACCGGTGCCCACCCCCACTGAACATCCCGTGATCCGCCAGTCAAATTACCACTAGCGTTTGTACCCGCCGTCACGTACGTTGTGTCCTTGCGCGGGTTACGCACTGCCTGTGGATCATCCACTGGGAACATACCAAGCAATAACTGCGGCTGATCTGGATCCCAGCACTGCGGGCACACAAGCAAATTATAAATCTTGGTCTTCTGAATCTCTTTGCGAAGCGACGTTAATTTAAACTGTTGGCCGCACCTATCGCACATGGCGATACTGTTCTTGCCAGAAGCAAACCGATTGCTCATTTACGTACTGCTACCGATAAACATTTGACGAGGTACAAAGCGTACAGCGGCCTTCTCGCGGTCTTCGTCTGCGGCCAACTGCCAAGCTTCATCGTACTGTTGCTTCAAGACGGGCAGGCGCTCAGCGCCTCCTTCAATCTTAAGAGCCAAGTAATAGGCTAAACCTGCCACCATACAGGGCAGGAAGCGGAAAGGCACATCCATCGTGCGTACACCACCGCCAGCATCATCAATACGGCGCATGCGCCAGTAAACAAACTGATACGTTGTGCTGTTGTCTGGGGTTGGCCAAACGGTTATAGAAGGCAAATTCTGCGTGTATACAGCCACGCCTGTTAAATGCGACGTTGCAGTTGAACCATTCTGCCCACGGAAACAGTTGTAAAGCACGTTGCCAGAGATGTAGCCGTACTGAATAGTTTCAGCACCGATCAACAAAAAGCCTGTAGCCGGAAGCCCTGCCACTGAAGTCAACGTAATTGTTGTATCTGTGGCGCTAATACCACCGTTCAGTGTCGTGCCAATCGAGGAAGTCTGCCCATCCAAACGCTGATACCACACTTGAATCGGGCGGGCTTGTTGCAACTTGTTGGGTATCGTGGCATAGGTAGAAACACTAATACGGGTAATGGTCAAGTCAGCCTGCGTGGATACGTTACCCGCGCCTGTGCGAATGACATGCTCAAGCAAATCCACTGTATCTACGGGCAGTGCGTAGGTGTTCAGACCCGGAGTCAGGTTAATCGTACCCTGCTCAAACGTCCACATGTTGACACCACGGTTTGCCCAATCAGCAAACATCAAATTCAATGAACGACGGGCTGTACGTAAATCGTAGCCCGTACGCAACTCCGAACCAGCGCGTTCGAACGCTTCCTCGACCAATTCATTAAGGTCAAGATTAAACGCTGTGGTTCCTGAAGTGGTCATCTAAAGCCTGCCGTTTTCTTTGCAATTGTTTTGGGTTGCTTTACGAATTGTTTTCCGGCGGCTTTTCCTGCACGCTTGGCTTTGGTCGTCGCAGCGTATTCAGCAGGGCTGAGACTTTTGATCGCAGCTTCTGGAAGATAGCGCTCGCCTGTTTTGCTAGACGGTTTTCCACTTTTGGTTCTCCATTTTTGGTCGCCCCAATCCTTCAACGATTTTTGGGGCGCTTTCAATCTCGGTAACCCCCGCCCGCCGCCTTGTACTTCTTGGCAACAAGCTGTGCTTTACGAGCCGACCATTGACCTGCGCCCGTACCTTGCGTAGCCGCCGCCTTCACCTGAGACACGATCTTCTTGCGAAGACTAGGCTTGGTGTAGTTGCCAGCGGCGTTAACCTTCCCACCCTCTTTGTACTGAGTGAAGTCGGTGTCGTCCCGCCGGGCTTTCTTGACGCCCTTGGGCATTTTAGAGGGGGCGATGTCCCCCATACCGCGGCTGGCCATCATGGTTTAACAAATCTTTCCACGGGTCTTGCCTTTAACAGCAATACCGTCAGCGCGTGAGGAAGCTGAGCCACCATTAGCCATCTTTTTGACTTTACCGCCACGTTTCATGGCTGACGCACCGGCACTTACTTCTTCGTCTCGTGGCTTAGAACCACCACGGCCACTACCACCAGCAAATTGGCCTAAATCTCCGTATCCGGGGGCTGCATAGCGCCCTTCATCAGAGTCTTTACGTAAACGTTGAGCCGCTAAAGTAGGGCCTAAACCCCGTTCCATTGAATACCCTTCAGGGCTAATAGCGCGATCTACGTACTCTTGATCGCGTTTAATTTCATCGGCGTCTTGTTTGGCTTTTTGAGGGCTTATTTTGCCTAATGTGCCTTTCATAGTATTCCCCTTAGCAGGCTTTGCCGCCCATTTTCATGCCAATCATCTTGCCTTTGGTCTTGCCTTTTTCAGCAATACCGTCTTTGCTAGGGGCGGCTGTTTTAACTTTACCCATAGCCATACCGCCACCAGCCATTTTTTTAGCAGGGGCGCCTTTTTTCTTAGCCATCATTGCCATGAAGCCGGGATTCATCTTAGCCATAGTATCACCACCTTTATTAAAGAAAGCCGATTTACCGTGATCGGTTTTAGGCTTATTCACCTTCTGAACATCTGGACGAGTACGCCCGCCAGAACCAAACTTCTTACCCTTATCCGCTTCGTCAAAATCTTTTCCGACGCTTTGCGGTATTCCAACCTTCTTGGCAAACGCAGGGTTGTGCGCTATAGCCGCCATGAAATTGTGTTGCTTCTTACTTGTGCTAGGCATCACTTGCCTCCTGAGTACCAATGCACGAGTTGAACTACCCCCGCCCCAACAGTACCGCTTGCACCTGCCAACAGCATCAACATTCTCCAACCACCTTTGGCCTCAGACAAAGTCTTGTCAATAGCCGTCAGCGTTGCTTGCATGGTTTTCATGTTTTCCAACATTTTGTCCATGTCATCTTGCAGATGTCTAATGTCAGACGCATGCGTGGCCAATTCACGGGCGGTTTGGATAGCATCTTCGGTCATACCATCCGCCCTTTTGTCTTGCCTTTTGTAGCGCAGCCATCAGCCGCAGTCACATAGCCACCATCTTTACAGTTCCACGCCCTCAAAGACTTATTGATCCTTGAATCCGGATCGTTGGCTGTCTTTGCGCTGGTCAGCTTCTTCTTCATGCCTTCCATACGGGCGCAGAAAGAGTCGCGGCGTTTGCCGCCCTCTGGTTGAGGACGCTTCAGCCCCGGCTTGCCGGGATTGGCTGCATTGTAAGAAGCCCGTCCTTTGGCGTTCAAGCCGCCCTTCTCGGACTTCCCCTCTTTGCGTTGCCATGCTGGGGACTTAGCCATAGAACACAACTGCCGTAGTTGCAGCACCGGACACAGTTACATGTATATCCGTCAGGCAAAGAACACCTTCACCGGGTATCACCACATTAAAGGGGGTTCCAGCAGCGGTTGTCGCAGTAGAAAATACCACCGTACCGCTTGCGCCACCATCTCTTATTACCACAGTGCCTGCGGCAGAGCCGGGAGTTACAACAACACCTTTTAAACGGGTTCTTCCACTAAAGGCAGTAGCCGTAGCCGCTACGTAAGCACTCTTAACGTCTGTCTGCATCATAATCAAGCTCCTTTAAAAACGGGGCTAAAAGCCCCTTGGGTTGATTAGGCGGTACGAGTGAACACGTACGCTGTTGCGCTTGAGAACATAATCGTAAAGCGACCAATACCGGTTGCGCCAGCAGCAATTGTCAAGTCGCCAAAGCTACCAGCAGTGTCAGCGGCAGCGGTAGACAAAATACCGTTGGTGGCAACAGCAATAGTTACAGTTGATGCACCGGCGGTGTTATCAACATACAAGTCCAGTACAGTACCAGCGGTAGCGCCCAAGGCTGCGCCAAGCAACGTGCCAGTAGGCAAAGTGATGGTTGTAGCGGCGGCGGAAGTAGAAGTGATGTAGCCAGTTGCAACTTGGGCTGCGGTGGCTGTAGCTGTTGCGTTAATCGCAGCAGTTGTTGGATGATTTTGATCTGTAAAAACCAGATTGGTGGTGTTCAAATCTGTAACGACGGTGGTAGCACCAAACGTAGCGTCAACAGTAACAGCGCCAGTGGTGGCGTTGATAGAAATGTCTTGAAAGCCATTCTCGGAACGAACTGGGCCGTTAAACGTGGTATTTGCCATGATTTTTCCTTACATGCAAGTTAGGCGTATCAATCTGCATGTCGTCAGCCGGGACTGTTTGATACACCGGAAAGCCCGGATTGAGAACAATATACACCAAAAGAAAAAGGGGCACAAGGCCCCTTTTAAAATATTTCCAAAGAAATATTAGGTTGAACCGGGGGAGCCAAAGACGCCCAATGGATCAGAGAAGCCGAAGCTGTAACGCTCACGGGCTTTGTAACGAACGTTACCTGTATCAAAGTCACCGTCCATGCCAGTAGTCAAGGCCATACGCTCAAAGTGCTTCAGGCCGTTAGGAACGTCTGTGCACAAGAACCAAGCATTGGTGTCTGTCAGGTAATGGTTAATTGTGTAACCTTCAGGGATTGAACCGTTGTTCTTCAACGCGTTGATGTCGTTGTCAGCGGTACCAACACGAAGGTTAGTCTCGAGCAAACGAGTAGCAACGAACTGAAGTGCTGGAGGCACAACCAATTTTCTTGGCTTAGCAGCAATCAGCAAGCCGCGCTCATCAGTCCAAGCAGCGATCTGAATCACAGCGTTTTCCAACGATGTTTCATTCAAGTCAGAGTTGGTTGAAGGACGGTTACTGTTGGTACCACCAGAGATCAGGGGGTGCGCTGTAGAGAACAGAGCAACACCGTCGCCGCCAGCATAAACACCGCCTGTGAAGCCGTTGTTTAAGACAGATGCAGCTTTAACCTGCTTGGTGTAAGCCATAGCACGAGCCAGACCCTTGGTGTAGCGAGCAGACAAGCTGTCGTACAAGTTATCTTCAACCGCTTCTTCAGTGATTGAGAAACCCAAGGCGATGGTTTCGTGGTTATAGCGAGCCGTGAACGCTTCTTGCGCATTGTCATAAGCAATGGCTGAACCCTCGTTCTTGACTGGAGCAGCAGAGAAGCCAGACAGTTTTGTCTCTTCTTCGAAGCTACGCTCAGATTTCTCTGTTTCGTAGATTTCTTTGTGCTCTTCGCCGTAGGTGGCGTACTGCAAGCCGAACAAAGCGTTCAGGCCGGGGAGCAGTTCTTTAAGTAGTTGTGCGCGTGAAATAGCCATGATTTATGCTCCTTATACGCCAGTTGAGTTGTTGTACTGATGCATAGTCGCATTGATCTTGACAATAACTTCAGGGAAGTTATCAGCAGCAGTGGCGGTATCCCGCACTACGTCAATGATACGAATAGGCAAAGTATTGGTTGTGGCGGTGCTGTCCAGAATAGCTACGGCAGAGTTACCTGACGTGGTGCTACCTGCGTTCTGTACCAACGTGGCGTTATTTCCGATGGCGGAAATGCCAACACCAGAGATAACAGTTGTGCCAGACACAACAGCAACTTGGAACAACGTATCAGGATCATCAGCGACCACAGCAAAAATCTGCGTGCCAGACTTAATTGCCTGACTTGCTGGATAAAACTGTTGTTGCTGGACTTGACCAGTTGAACTGTTAGTAAAACTTACGCCTAAGAAAATACCGACGGGCGTGGCAGTTGTTGTGCCAGTGTCCTTTTCGATAGTGCCGTCAGACACGCGTTTTACCAAGTCACCATAGAAAATGTTAGTAGCGTAGCCACTAGCAATTTGCATCAAACGGGTTGAACCCGCAAATACCTGTCCACCTATTAGGTTTACAGGCTTTAGACCGTAAGGGGCCGAGACTGTAGGATAAGCCATAAAGACTCCTGTTTATTTAGAACCAGAACCAAACCCTGTTCCGCGACTTGTTGTTGACTTGCGGTCAGCAAACAAGGGCATCCGAGGATCACTATTTCGCATGAAATGATTGTCAACTGAATCCATCTGGTTTTGAGCTTGCTTTTTGTAATACTCATCACGGGCTTCAACGCGTTCCTTGGGGGCTTTGCAAAGCATCAGTCCACCAATTTCCACATTGCCGTTTGCGTTGTTACCAAACAAGGCCAATTCTGGATGATCCACTGCTTTCACCGGCTCATAACCATCGCGCATCTGTAAAGACACGTTGTTGGCTAACGGCTGACCTAGCACATGAGTCGCTACCCAGCGAAATATGTAATCTGGATCAGGTGTCGGATCGGGCAGGTTGCTCGGCGGTACATATACTGCACGAACAGATTTATCGCGTGTTTTTAAATCACGTGTGATGCGGTCAATAGTATCAGCCATTTTGTTTCTCCAATTTTGCTAATTCAACAGCGTATTGCTGTGGGGTTAATCCAAATTTTTTAGCCAAGGCGATTTGCGTTGGCGACATTTCAACTTTTCTTACCCCAGACGATCTAGTCGCGGAAGCAACTACTGTTGCAGCTTTTTTAGAGCCATCAACCGATTTAGGCTTTTCTTCCTTCCCAAATACTTCTGGAAAAGTTGATTTAATGCGAGCATCAATGCGCTCGAAATATTCGTCAGAGCGAGGGTCAACCCCCGAGTTCACTAGTTTTTGATGCAGCCCTAGAGAAAAGCTGGTTAATTCTTCATACCCCGGTTGACCGAACCACTGGTTTTTTGCTTGCCAGCGCAAGGTTTTATCGTCGATCTCTTGCCGGGGTGGAGGAGATGACCTGATTTGTACATCAATATCATCTTGTTGTAAAGGGGTAGGTCTAAAGTTTTTTGCAGCTTCTACACGCATCTTAGCGTCTGTCATGGCCTCTTGTGCCTCTAACAGGGCATCAGAATCACCTGCTTCGTATGCTTCTTTGTACTTACGCTTGGCATTTTCAAGCTCAGCATGTGTTGCCGCCTTGATTGTTTCAGAATAAGTCTGTTCACCCGTGCTTACGTGCTGTTTGAGGCGTTTATTCTCCTCCAAGATGTGTTGCGCAATGCGCTCCAACTCTTGTTTTTCACGCGCAAGGGCTTCTTTGGCACGGCGCTCGTCATGACGGGCGTGTGTTAGCTCGTTAATGCGCTTTTTAACGCTGTCAGTGTAAGAATCAAGCTCATCATCTGACGGATCATCTACTTCGCGTCCCAAGGGCCTCTTACCCCTGTCTTCTTTTGGAGTATCGTCAACAATTTCTATCTCAATTTCAGTACTTTCGTTCTCAATTTCTACTGATTTTGAGTTATTTTCATCGACTTCATCAGGAAATTTATATGCTTCTGGCATTTTTAATCCTTTCAAGCGCGGGTTAAGCCGCGAGGGTCTTGCACAACAGCATCAACTTGGTCGTCGTTGATGAGACGGAACTCTTTGCCAAAGATTTTGAATCTTGTGCCAGAGTAAGTACGTACTAAGACGAAGTCACCTTCTTTACACCATGCTCCGTTAGGAAACTTGGTGGTGTCGTTGTACGCATCGGGGCCAACTTTTAAAACAAACAACACGGTGGTAGCGTGTTCTTCTTGGCGCATAAACTCAACTGGTTTATACAGGCTCGATCCTGCAATCTTTTCGTCAACATCTGGCACAGCGCAAAGAATCTTCCAACCTGTGGGGGTAGGAAGTTGCGTGGCTTTCTGCTCATCGCTAAAGTCAGGTTCAGGTGCATCCAAAGCTTGGATGGGTTCAGGCAGTGCAAAAGCACCGGGGGAAAGATCAATGTCACTCATCTGATTCTTCAACTTTCTGTGCAAGGTCGATTAGATAACGCTCTGCAAGGGCTAGACCCTGAATAATCCCGCAGAGTTTTTGATACTCTTCAAATGTGCGACACCCCCCACCAGCCAAATCATCGGCATAGTTGTTCATGTCGGTGCGTATTTTTTCGCGCAATACGCGTGCGAAGTCTTGGATCATGATTTAGGTTCCGTTGGTGGTTGGTTTTGAGATGCGCTTTGCAGTGCGGCGGTACGTGCTTGTAAATCAGCTTGTGCTTTACTTTTTGCGATGTCGATCCCGATCTCCAAACCAGCACGTTCTTGTTCAAACTGTTGCTTAAACTGGCTCTCTTTGATTTGAGCGCCAACACGCATTGATTCCAACTCCAACTTGCCGCTGACTTCTTGCTCTTTCAGAGCTTGTGCGTCGGCTTTGGCTGCGGCATCTAGACTTATCTTCTGTGCCTTGAGTTCGATCTCTTTTCCTTTGAGTTGCAACTCTTGCAACTGCATCTGAACCACGGGGTCTTGTGCCTGCTGTTGTGCTTGCTGTTGTGCGGCCTTGGCTTGATCTTGCATGAGCACTTGCTGTGCCGCTTGCGCCATCATTCCAGACAAAGCAATCTCCACGTTCGGTGGCAACTTCTCGTCTTCGGGTGGCAGTGGCATACCCAGTTGTTGCTCAATCTTCTGACGCATCATATAGCCAACGTGTTCTGCAACGTGTGCAGTAAGCGCCGCTTGAATGGCCGGAGCACGGGGGTTCTGACCGATGAACTGCTGAATCAGCGGGTCTTGCAACAACATCATATGCACTTGGATGTGTGACTGATGATCTTGGTACATGAACGCTTTGAGTGGTTTACCCTTGAGCACATTCTGGTTCTCGGACACAGGATCGGTAGGCTTCTGGTCTTCTTCCAGCGGCACTAACTTATCTGCGTTCTTGATGCCAAGCACTTCCAACATACGGCGATGCAGTTGTGGCAAGTCATAGATGTCGGGCGCCATCTGTGCCATCTGAATCACAGCTTGGTACTGCACAACACGTTGACTCATGGTCGCGGCGTTGGGGTCAGACACGGGGATCACATCTACGTGTTGGTAGTCAGACTGTTTAGCACGGGGGCCTTTGGTACCTTCTGGCTCATACAAGTAGTCAGTGTCTGAGTAATCACGGATGATGTTTTTCAGCAGACCCAACTCTTGCTTCAATGCAAAGTGCACACGGGCTTGAACAGCCGTCATCACCTTGAGTTGTCTCTCCAACAGCGCCAGTGTTGTACCGACAGGAGCGTTGCCACTCATGTCAGACACCTTCATGTCAGCGGTAGCGGCAAACCTGCGGCCTTCTTCCACAATGTTTTGAAGCAGTGTGTACAAAGTCTGACTAGGTTCCTTGTACGGCAGGGGCAAGATGTTGTCGCGTATCGTGCCAGAGCCTACATCTACGTCTCGGAATTCACCCGGTGCGATGGGTGTGTCGTCTCCTTTGATGCGCAGGCCACGGGTCTTGAGTCCACCGGGCAAGTTGGCAAGTGTTCCTGCGTCGATAAGTTGACGCATGAGGGAGGTAGCGGATTTAGCAAAGCCTCCGATAAGATGGAAAAGCCCGAAGCCGTAAGCTCCAAAACCCGGTATATATTGGTAATGTACAAAGTGCTGACGTTTGAGTTTGAGT